TTCATCTGCTCTATATCTTCGGTTGTCAATAAGGGTAAAACTTCTTTTGCTCGTTTAATACTATAACCATAAAATTCCATAACGATTTCTAACAGTTCAGATTTCTCCGCTTTGTGCCATTTAGAGAATCGTTTCTTCTTCCTTATGATATTTAGTAAGTAGGAGTTTTGTAGTTTCTTGTCAAGATGATGCCGAATATTCATTTCATTTGCATCCATAATAGTGTCAAGAAAATACGATAAACCACGATTGATAATGAAAGGATTGTATTGTTTTTCAACCTGATGATCAATGTCATCAACCATCAGGTCTTTTTTACCTTGATTTATTTCATTCAGAAAGTCAAATGGTGTCATAACATATTTTTCGCATCTGGTTGTTCCATTTGTTGTTTCATTAATCTTCTTTGTTGCTCAATCATACCTTGGTGACTACATTGGCGTGAAACACCACTAATTTCTGTTACGAATTCAGGTGTAGTAGTTTCGTCATTATTCAACCTCTCAAATGTTTTAAGATCATATCTTCGTTCCATTGTTTCTATAATACATGTTGAGACCTCAAACAATGTCTCTGGTAGAAAGGATTGTCTTACTGCAGGATTCCATGACAATTTAGAAAAAGTCAATGAAATCCAAAAGTCTTTTCTTTCCTCTGGCCAACTAAATTGTTTTTGAGGTAAAGAAATCGTAGCATTATCTGCAGGTTTGATTTCTTCAGTTTTTTGCGTACATCCATAACCAATACCTATCACCAAAGCCATAGCAAGTATTGATTGCTTAAACATTTTGTTCCTTAATTGAACTGACATTCTACCATCACTTCTGTAAGGCAAGCCACTAGATTCAATTCTTGGTCGGCCGCAAATGCAGATTTGTATTGATAGTCTGCCAGTATGAGTATTAATTGCGGAATTGAAGATGGTTGGACATACTCGGATGCAACATCATAGATCTTGCGAAAGATTTTCTGAGGATCATTATCAACATTATCTGCAACCCATTTACGAACATCATTGAACTTCTTCTCTTTCAACGCCCACATCAATTCTTTAAGATTGACTTCAGCAACTTGAGAAAGAATACCAGCATCAATTTTACCAGATGACGAATATTTCTGAAGTTCGTTTAGCACTCTCCTATTATCAGGAAAATGTTTCATAATGACTTCAGCAACTACCTTTTTATCGTACTCTATCTTCTCTTCGTCTAATATATATCCAATTCTTCGCATGAATGCACCAGCCATTCTTTGCTTGTCATCAGCAATAACCTTGAAGTCAATGACCTGACATCTTGAATGCAATGGTGATATAATACGATTTGCGTAATTACATGTAAGAATGAAAGTACAATGCTTCTCAAACTCTTCAATGAAGGCTCTCAAAGCAGGTTGTGTAGATTGTGGATTTAGATAATCTGCTTCATCAAGTATTACAACTTTGCTACCACCATCAAAACTCATAGTAGAAGCATAGCCACGAATCTTAGTTCGCAAAACATCAATACCTGATTCTTCAGAACCATTAATAAACAAGTAGTCGCACCCAATCTCATTGCAAAGTGCTTTCGCAATAGTGGTCTTACCAGTGCCTGGACCACCATTAAGAATGAGATTAGGAATACGACCTTGAGATTTGATACCCTCAAATACTTGCTTGATATGGTCTGGTAGGATACATTCTGAAATTTCTTTGGGACGATACTTTTCGACCCAAAGAAATGATTCACGATTTTGCATTATTAACCCTCAAAGTTTGAGTTTGGTTCAATTGCTACATGATATGTTAATTTACCGTCATCAGACTCAAATTTAGAAAGACCACGAGCAGAAACAGATACAGTATAATTTCTACTCATCAATTTACTGAAATTTTCTACCTTGAAAATCATAGAAAATGTCTTGTCAGTTTCACCGATATCATAACTGAACTTGTCACTCATTGTGTTTTTACTTTCACTTGCAACAAGTTTGATACGAGAACTGTCACCAACGATTGCAATCTCTGGCACACCAAGAACAAGTGCCGCCTTGACTACGGAATCATACACGGTGTTTGACATTTTGAATGTCACATCTACGGAAGGCAATGCTACCTCTTTGTTAGGTGGTCTCACAACTAGACTTGCATCACAATAAGAATAATTCACTTGTGTTTTGTCGCTTGTGAGAGTTAGATATTTGTCCTCAAATGAGATTTCAGGACTCTCAAAGAGAGAGTGGGCACCGAGAAATTTGTTGAGGTCATAGATACCGAAATCAGAAGGAAATTCTTCTTCAACCGTTGCATCTACAAGTATCGACTTTTGTGGCGATACTGTCTTAATTGTTTTACCTTGCTCAAAAAAGATACCATTATTAATGGCAGAAAAGTTTTTAAGAACTGCAAGGGTTTCTTCACTTAATTTCATAACAACTCCATATTGATTTAGTATTGTGCATATTATAACATATTAAATTCATTTGTCAATTTTTTTTAGTTGCTTTTCTTCGTTCCTTTCTAGATTGACTTTGTTTTTGTATATTTTCGATTTCATGAACCGCTTTCGCATTTTCAACTTCTGCCTTTCTTTCATTTCTTACTTGTTGTGCTTGTTGCATATTTTTATGAGCCCAAGCATTAGATGTATCAACTCTACCAAGATCTGCCATTGTACCATCAAAAACATATGTACCAATATGACCAAGTTTCATCCATGGACATAACCAAATCTTAATACCAATATGTCTTGCCAATTGACAAAAAGCATAATCTTCTGACAAATATCGATCTGAATTATTAGATGATCCCATAGGCATATATTTCTCATTATCGATAACAGTATCAAAATATGCATGGATGTATCGATCACCCTTGAAATGTTCGGATCGATTATGATCAGGTTTATACTCAAATTGAGGATAAGCCTCTTTCCATTTTGCAAATACCTCTCTTCTACACATCATGAATCCTGTGCCAATTTCTAATACTTCTACTGGTTCATGAATCTGAAGTTCTTGTGTTCCCTGTACAGGATTGAATACGAAATCACCTGTAAATTTTGATAGTTCATTAGGATCTTCATCAGCAATACCTACATCAACTGCGGTACGAATACGCTCCCACGCAATGCATTTTTTACCGTATGGACCACCAATAATAGGTTTATCTTCTTGTTGTGAAAGCACCGCAAGAGACAATACATCTTTTGGGTTGAAATTAATATCTGAATCAATGAACATCAGATGAGTAAATTCTTCGGCTCTCAAAAATTCATCTACAAGATAATTTCTTGCTCTTGTGATAAGTGATTCATTGAATATAAAGAAAAATCTACATTCAACTCCATAGTTTGCACACATTGTAGCAAGGTCAATGGCGGCTTTAGAATACATACCTGCACACTGACCACCATACATTGGTGTTGCTACAAATAATTTAATTTTTTGCAATTCACTTGCTTTCACTTCTATATGCACTTTACTCCTTAAACATGCGGTTCAGTATGACCATGTGATTGCTCTGGTTTCACGTTGTCAGTATGACATTTGTTATGTTGAATTTTTTTCTTTGGCCATATAAGAGCATATGCCATTGTAGTTAAGGAAGCCACGGCTACAATCACCATGGCTATAAACATCATCATGAATATCATTTTGTCCATACAAAAATAGATTTTTCATATAGAAAGGGAAACCTTTCTTTTGCAATAGCGTGTATTTCAATCTGTCTCCAAAAAGCAATACACACTGCAACAGACCAATGTAATGCCCAAACTCCTAGAAAAAAAGGAGTCATAGAAGGCATAATATACATCATAGCAACTGCACCTATTAAATACACTTTACCTGTGGCAAGAATTACCCAAGCAACCTTGTCCCAGATATTGTTCATTTGTCCTGTCATTTTTTAGGTCCGTACAAAGATTTGGTTACACCAATTAAAAAGATAGCACTCACACCAATTCCGCAGACAAAAATGACTGCGGAATTAGGATCATTAAAAAAATCAATCAGTCCCATTCTCCTCTCTCCCAGTTTCAATAACCCTGAAAGCACCTAGAATTGATGGAACCCAAAGACCAACATAGATACCATACAATTTAGCATCAGGACTGTCCATAAAGAAAAACAAATAAATTGAGAGTGCTAATGATAGCACGGTTGCGATTAGTACATATTGATGTGATTTCTTCATTTTACCTTTCATTATTATACTAAAATAAGAAACTTCCTTATTTTAGTTTCATTATTACCAAGTTGTATCTGCAATGGCAGATGTTCCCATACCAGATGATTTAGTATCATCTATATTTTTGAGAATGTTTTCAGGTTTTGTGATTTCATAAGGATCATCATCTAAACCCATTTGATTGATACCATCCTCTCTCCATAATTTTTCTACTTCCATGTCATTAATTATCATAGCATATCTCCAACTACGATAACCAAAGTTTTGTACTGGTTTCCATACCAGCATATTCATGTCTCTTGTAAATTCACCACTACCGTCTGGGATCATCTTGACATTTTCAATCTCAAGTTCTTTCGCCCATGCATTCATGACAAATGAATCATTTACTGAAAGACAATAGACCTCATCTATACCTTTTGCCTTGAAATCATCGTATAACGCTTCCAGACCTGGAAGTTGCATACTGCTTCAAGTAGGTGTAAAAGCACCTGGCAAAGATACTACTAAAACACGCTTACCTGCAAAATACTGGTGAGCGGTTTCTATAAACCAATCAGATCCTTTTCTAATCTTCCAATTAGTATTAGGAACTTTCATTATTCTCCTTTTCAAAATGTTCTACCATTTGTAGATAATCACCTACAAACTCTCCTTTGATAAGAATTTGAGGAACTGTAGTTGATTTGGTGTGTTTCATAACTTCACCAAAAAAACGCTTATCAGAATTGATGACTGTATATTTCAGTCCTTTTTCTTCTAGATATTCTTTTGCTTTATCGCACCATTGACATTCGGGAACTGATTGGTGCCTTATGATTACGTTCCCTGTTAAATTGACTTGCATTATATTCTCACGAGTAAATAAAAAAATAGGTGAGCCTTATTGACTCACCTATTATTTATGCATCAATTAAAAAGGTATTCTGTCATCAGAATCAACTTGGGATTCACCTCCTTCTGAAGTCTCTTCTGAAGGTTTATTGACATCACCATCAACTTTGGTGTAAAGATCAAGAAACGCTTGTTTTGTTTCATCATCAAAACGATTGACACAAAGTTGAATTGCCTTCATTCGGTCACCGAAAATCTTGAATGCATTTACGATATGAACAAGGCGTCTGGTAGCAACGATTTCATCAATGCCACCATCATAGAATGTCTTGCGGATGATGTCGGCCCAATCAACAAGTTTTTGTGCAAACTCATCATCAAGACACCCAAGTGATTGCATAATACCAACGAGAATTTTTTTCTCGGTAGCAGGAGTAGGATACTCTTGCTCAATGGTAATCGCAAAACGCTCAAGGAAAGCCTCATTGAGGATGTTAGTACCGATGAAACGGCCATCATCAGAACCTTTACCTTTAGTGTTTGCGGTAGCAATCACATTGAAACCAGTCTTGGGTTTGACAAAACGATTAATTTTTTTGACATAAACACCTTTACCCTCAAGAACTGGTTGCAAACACATGATCTTGTTTGATGCAAGATCGACTTCATCAAGAAGCAGAATAGCACCACGGTCCATGGCTTGAATGACAGGACCATCTTGCCATACAGTTTGACCGTCAATCAATACGTAGTGACCGAGAAGGTCATCTTCATCAGTCTCAACAGTAATATTGACACGGAACAATTCACGTTTGGCTTTAGCAGAAGCCTGCTCAACAAGAAAAGTTTTACCATTACCAGAAAGACCAGTAATGAAACCTGTATAGAACAGATTTGATTTGATGATATTGTAAATGTCTTTGAACTGACCGAACGGAACAAATGTTGGGTCAATCTCAGGTACAAAACTGACATCTTCAGTATTAGTGATAGATGCAGGAAGTGAGGGTTCAATACGTGTGACCTTCTCATCAACTTTTGTTGCGATCATAGCAGGTTCTGCGGTTAGAGGTGCGGTGGTGCTTTCACTCATAACTACTGCACCATTGGCGGCAATAGTTGGCAGACGATAAACACCACGAGACATGCGAAGCACATCAGATTTTTGCAACCATTGCACGGATAACGAATTACCGTGTTTTTCTTGCAATTCTTTAATGCCTTTACTGTCAATAGTATCGGTAAAACCTTCAGCCATTGCCAGTTCAACGAATTGTTTTTGTTTATCACTTAGAACCATATTGCCTCATTACGAAAGGGTTGTTTTTTTCACTCACATTAAGTATTGTACCAAATTATTCAGAATTGTCAAGGGTTTTTTCTGCAATATCTCTAATTGCCATCTCTTTTGCAAATAAAATATCGCCCCATTCTTCTTCTGTATAATACTCTTCATCGGATTCTTTTTCTTCTGACATTTTGACACCTCTATGCTACTTGTTCAATGAATTTGTTAAGAACTACACGGTTGCGTAATTTCTTACGATTCATTTTTCTGAAAGCGGTACGAATTGCAGATTTTTTAGAACCAGCATCAACTTTGTCAAGTTCTGACCGATCATCAATCTGCAAATCCGAACCATCTTTAATTATATAGAGGTTGTCGTAACCGTCAATCTCAGCAACAATGCATTTTTCTTTACGCCATGAGTCCATCATGTTCTCAAATGATTTGTTATCGTTTGAGTAATAACTTGCTTTATGACGGTCAAGACGATTGACAAGAAAGAAACCGATGATGTTAGCACCAGTCGCTTCACGCAAAGAATTGAACAACATTTCAGTAGTTGCTCGGTGAGAAGCAGACCAACCCAGTGTTTTGGATCGTGTAACTTCTGACTTTGATGGTATGTCACGGACAGTCAATTGATCATTACGACCAATATGTTGTTCTTTACCTTCCGAATCAAGATAATAACCTGCTTGACTAGAATCACCATCAGTGAGAAATACAGTATTGACAATCTGAACATTGTGGTCTCGCTTGAATCTGCGAACCAGTTCATGACTAGCAACGATGGCGGCATTCAACGGTGTGCCACCCAAGCAGTATTGTCCAGGTATTGAAGGAAGTTGTCCGCCATTATAATGCCAATTGTTTTTGTAATTATAATGATCACGGATGTTGATAGCATTCCAACATGCTTTGTTGAATTCAATGTTTGACATTTTACTTGAAAACAACTGCATGAGATTGAAATGATCTTGCTCACAAAAATCACCAGGTTGATATTCCCACTTGTTTTTATTATTATCGGTGCAATCAATAATTGATTCATTGTCAGAACGCCATATTCTATCAGTAAATGCATAGACATCAAACGGAATATTCACTTTTTTGCAGAACATCACAAGTATCATCATTTGCTCAACTGTACCGGCCATGTTAGCACTCATTGAACCAGACCAGTCAATAAACATGACAAGACCATGATTCTTACCGCTTGTAACTGTTGCCACTCGCTTGAACAGATTGTCAGAATACTTGTAAGAGTAAAGTTTTGATGTTTCAAGAACACCAGTGTTTGCCGATGCGGTACGCTTGTACTCATCTGCACGTTTCTTCATCTCAAATTCTTTAGCAAGATAATCAACAATCGATTTGTTTTGCTCACGAAATTCTTTGTATCGTTTGGGTGCAGATGACCAAGATTGAGATGGTGTCATGGTACCCCAATAACCAGAATCTTTCTCTTGATTGTAATACCATTCATGCAACTTAGCCAACTGCTTGTAATCAATAACAATCTTATCAAGAATTGGTTTTGGCAGATTGGCATAGATATATTTTTTATCACTGTCAATCTTATCATTCAGATCTGTTTCTCTTCTGCGAAAGAATTCATCAGTAATTGAACGAGGACCTGAAACTGCATTAGGATTAATGTTAGTATTGACACCACCTTCAGCACCTACAGTGTTTGACGGATTGACTTGACTATCAGACTCATCTTCTTTTTCACCCTCTGGGTTATCAGCAGAAGAATTACCAGTAGAAGAATTAGTTTCTTCTGAACCATTTGATGAATCATCAGACTCGGCAGAATCACCATCAGAATCATCGCTTTCAGAACCCTCATTTTCATCAGAACTTTGAGGCATACCTGACTGGGACATTGACTCATCGGTGTCTTCACTCCACTCAAACGGAGTCTCACCAGTCATATCCATTTCAATTTCTTCGTCATCTTCACCATAACCATCACTTGAAAACATATCAAAATCATGATCATCGGTCATACTTTCATTTTCTGCACAATAATCATAAAGGCGGTCAGTGAATTCAACAATCTCAGGAAAAGTTTCAAGAGACATCAATTCATCAACCCACTTCATTTCATCTTCATTAAATGAAATACCCATTGAAGCACCACCTTTTGTATGAAGATTGATGCGGTCAATGAGAGGTAGAGTATCGACATTTACATGATTGATACCAAAGAAATCATTTTTCATCAATTCACGATACCCAAGCACCATGGCCTTAGATGCACCAGGATACTTTCGCTTGATTTTTTTCTCAATACGAGCATCTTCAGTGACATTAAGAAATGACTTGTAACCACTACCTTTTTCATTACCTGATGAATGCCAACCATCAGCAGGAGTATTGAGTGCATGACTTACTTCATGAAGAACAAGCAGGTCATATACATCACCGTCCATCCACTTGAAAATTGGAAGGTAAAGCACACGTTTTTTAGGATCAAAGGCGGCAGTTTCGTAATTGCCGTGTTCAACTTTGATGTTCTCAGTCGCCAGCAGTTTTGCCAGCATCGATTTTGATTCTCTTAAATCCATAAGATATCTGGGTTAAGGTTTCTCAACAACATTTATATAGTACCAAATTTTGAGGGAATGTCAAGGGTTTTTTTGTGGAGCGAGTAACGAGATTCGAACTCGTGACCTTTTGCTTGGCAAGCAAACGTTCTACCAACTGAACTATACTCGCTTTATGAGCCGACTTTTTCGGCATTTTTTCCCTCCGGATTTTGGAGGGGGTATTTTTGTTTGGGTTAGCCTGGTTTTTTCCAGACAAAAATCGGTTCATACTTGAACCACTTGCCATCTACTTGAACTGCATTCTTATAACTTGGTTTGCCATCTTCATCAATACGGTTACCACCTGGCATCCAAGCCAATGTCATCTTCACTACTTCAACAAACTCCATACCATGCTCTCTCAATATCTTGTTACTGTCTTCTTCAAGAGGTAGCATGTCAGGACCAAACTTCGCATCAGCAATATTCCAAAGCAAATATCTGTTTGGTTTTAGATACTCAATACACGTTTCAAGAGTTGGTCTCAGAAAACCATCTACCCAAGACTGGTATTCTGGGAACTTTTTGTAAGATTGCTCTTCGTCTTCTGAATAGGCTTCTTTTGCAAAATATGGAGGACTTGTGAAAACGAGATCAAGTTTTCCTCTGTACGTCTGAAACTGCTGATTGGTTTTGATTTCTTCTGAACCGAGTTGATAAACTTCATAGGTATGGTCGTGCGGGAAAAGAGATCCATATTTATTCTCGTTAAAAAAGTTTGCAAGGTACTCATACTTTGTAATACCCAATTCTTCAATCGTATGATCCGTGTTTGGGTCGGTCCCAATATAGTGGATATTACGGTCGTCACGGACAGACATAGCCCCAAGAATACGACCGCCCCAACCGCTAGAAGGGTCATAAATGTTGATAACATCCTGCTCTTTAATGTGTTCAGTATATCTCTCATACAAATATTTAGCGGTGAGTGGTGGAAAATTCACTGCGTATTGACACCATGAAATACGAAATGCTTTAAAACCTACAGGAAATATTCTCTGACCAAATTTGAACAAACGAATACGAAATAAATCATTTTCATCAAGTTTAGCGTTTATCAAACATTTTTCAGGAATATTTAATTGCTCGACATCTTCTTTCGAAAGTGTAGCCCACTTCACATTCAAAAGATCTTGATTGTGACCTGAATATTCAGTGTCTTCTGAAAAAGGTGCTATCCAATAATCATGTGTATTCTTGTGTCTAAAATCACGTTCAAAGATTTCAACCCATTGCTTACCTGATTCAGCAGGTATCAAAAATTCTTTAATTTTACCTTGAATCGGTACTGTTCTTGAATACTCATAAAAACTGTCTCGTTTAAAATGACGATGTGCATACTTATAAACTTTTTCAGACAAATCATCACGAACAAAATGATCGTAGATTGAAAGACCATCATCATTTTTAGAATAATTAATTCTGGTCTTCATCATCGTCGGAAAGAACTGATTACAGGCATTACCGATGACTGATGTATTGCGAACTATGTTGTCACCTTTGTCCATCTCATGAACAGGAAATGATGACATCTTATTGAATTGATCTATGATATCTTTTTCATTCCAACCAACTCTCGGTGGCAACCCAAGTTCATCCCAAGCATATGCGACTTCTTTACGCATATCTGAAAGCCATTGACGAAATTCATCATCTGACATCCAAAGAACTTCTTCAAATGTTTTATTTACTTCATGATCTAAAACGTAATCATTACGTTCATAGAAATGTTTCATGCACCCACGTTCCAAAATAATGTTGTACCTTTTTTATCTGAAAGTTCTTGAATAAACTTCCATGCTTTTGCATCATATGTAGGTGCGGAAGGAAACGGTGGCATCTCGTCTTCTTTCACAGGCTGATCAAACTTGTATTCGCTACGATGATAGATTGCTCTACCTATTTCTCTTTCATTCATGGTATGCCCCACACTTACAACATGTATTGTAGCATGAGGCCACGCAAATTGCAAGCCCCTATTTAATGTACCGCTTGAACCTACAGTCCATACTTCATCTGGTGTTATAGGAAGACTTCTTGCAACTTTAATTATAGAACCAAGAACTGAAGGATGCTCTAGTCCCAAAGGCAACACCATTCTGTCAGATGACTCGGCGGCATAATCTTTTGCACGTTTTTGTGTGACTGTTAGCATACCATTTTCTACCCAATGATAATCAACTCCTAATTCTATACCTCTCTTTTGATATTCTGTAAGATTTTTTTCATCTCGCTTTGCCATGAATAATACTGCCTTTTTATTGTGTTTTTTACACGCAATCGGCAAACTTATTTGTGCATATCCTGTAGCAGGGCATGATCCAAAAACCCACTCATTAATTTCTTTATTAGATGATATTAAATAATCTATAAATCGAACTTTTGAGCCTGCATTAAGTAAATCATCTCTTACAACATGAATACCATCATGTTTAATAATTTCAGGATTAGGATATGGATCTGTCCAATCTTTTATAAGATTTAAATAATCTTCGTCAGTTTCTTCCCATAATGTACTCATGATTTATATCCAAAATGCCTTTCGTCTGTTAAGTTAAATGTATAAACTTTTCTTTTTTGATATTTTAATTCGATTTTAGTAGGTTTTTCTATTTGATGTGAAATGCCTAATTTCATTTCTTTATCATTTATAGTAAAAATTAAATTTTCTAAATCTTTTGGTGAGTCTTGCATTGGTATCATAATAATGTAATGATTTTTTTCAACTTTATGTGGTATGGCATACACAAGATACTCTATATTTTTTTTATCTTTAAATTTTACATAAGGTGAAAAAAACTTTTTATCAGGATCTTGATCAAAGGCAATTACACCTAAAGAACCATTTGTGGAATGTGTATTTTCTACTAACAAGGTTCTTAATCCCTCTTTTCTACAAAACAAACTCATCCATCTCTCTAAAGTTGGTTCATGTATTGTCTTATATTTCCACCATTTACTATAAGGATACAATTTTTGAGCAAATTTAGAATTAAAACTAAAAAATTCTGTATTACCAGCGGTATATCCTAAGTTTTTTATCTTAAACGGATAAAAAATTGAATCTGTATTATTCTTCTTTATTTCTGTAATATGATGCGGTAATTGTTCTATGCAAAAATCAACAACATCATAATTCATAAAAGAAAATGTAGAATAGCCTTTATTAATACCAAGTGCGATACCATCACACGTTGATATCAAATGTGCAAAACTATGATTGACCAAAGGAAAATGTAAAGTTCCATCTATTAAATTTGTTTCTAATACAAACTTCCAATTTTTCGTATAATCCTCACAAATATCCCAATTCATTAATGGATTATATTTGTTGTATATTACATAGTTTGTATTTTCTAAAATATCACTAGGTATTGTTGTATGGTGAGTGACATAGCATGTAGTTATTTTTTCGATTTTACCCAATCGTTGAAATAACTTCGATGCTAAGTCTTCTTTTTGTTTTGTATTGGGATAACCAGCAACAATTACAAAATGTTCGCTCAATCAATCCAACCTTCACCTTTTATCAGGTGATGAAATCTATGTTTTAATACCGTAAAAAATAATTTGAGTAAAGTATCTTCGGTATATGTACCATTCTCAACTTTCAAAATATACATGTTCTCTCACTGTTTCAGATTTAGATCTAAATGTATCGTTTAACATACACCACCAATCATACCAGTGTGGTTTCTCTGTTTTCCATGTCGCAAATCTACGTTTTTCAGTTGCATAGAAATTGCGATATGATGGTACAGAAGATTTTACAGTCAATTTGTATTCGTCTGGCATTGCGAGAGGTGGGTCTGACCATCCGTTGTCTTGAAGATTGTCAGGTTTTCTTTTAATATATTCACGTAAATCAAGGTCTGTCTTATGAAACTTTCCATACCGCAACGTGAATTCAGCACACAAAGCATTAAATAACTCATACAACCAATCATAATGTTGAGTGCTAGACCTAACCCAAATATTAGAAGGGTGTTTATAATGGGCGGCAAGATATAATTTATGCTCTCGGTCATCTGAGAATCTCCATCTAGTCAGTTTGTGACCTCGTTTGTTTTTTGTCTCATATGGTTCGCCATCAAGCAATCGGTGAGCGGTACTCATAAGTTGAGCATACTCAACAATCATTTTGGGCACATGCTTATCACAGTGATAACGTGCCGCAAGTACAGGATCTCTGTCAATAAAAAATATGTTCATAATAATGTTCTAGTTTTAGGATTTGATACTATATCAATTACTAAATGCACTCTGTCTTCTTCTCCGTTATTAACTGCACGGTGCGGTTTTCTAGTATCTAGCAACCATGCTTCATTTATACCCATATTAACACATTGTTTATGTCCTGTCAAGTCCCAAGACTCAAACAGAACTTTATCATTTGTGATGATAGGAAAATGTATTCGCATTAACTTACCATCACCGACACCTGAATCGGTATCGACTAAATCAGTGTGACGATCTAATTCACCATCACCTGATTTCAGTTTCATAAATCGTATTCGATGCACTTCATCCGCTTTGAGCATTTGTACAAGTTCTCTCACTTCAGCAAAGTCATCATATAAGTATGTATCTTGCATCTTAAATTCAACATCTTTATTTTCTTCTTGCCATTTACTATTCATCTCTGATGGTTTTGTCATAAACTCTGGCTCTGGTCTATAACCTCTCAACGAAACTGCTGACCAAGATTTACGTTTATTATAGTTTGAGTAATGGTTAGAAAATGTAGGAAGTTTAGAAAGTTTCTCTTGTATTGCAGATATAAGATGTGAGATATCAGTAGGCAATTTTAATTTTACAAGATTATGGTATTCTGTGTCAGGCACTTTTGGGTGTTCTCTGCTCTCACCAAAAATATCTTTTGAGTATGGTAGAAACCAATACACAATCAATTCACCAAATGTAGTAACTTTTGTACCAACTTTTTGCAACCCTAATTGCGTGTCAAAGATATCATTTGTTGCAGTATCTTCAGCCCAAGAGCATACCCAGACATCAGTTCTGTGATTACGTATCACATAATCATAAAACTCTTGCTGACTTTCATGTGAATAATCAGTAAAAGCAAATCTATCAATTTTGACATCACCAGGCTCACGATATCCAATCGGTATGTCTTGATACATGTAAATAGGTGAGCGAGTTTTACATTCTTGAATAGTGAATGTAGAACCTTTAAGATTGACTACCGTTCCATTACTTAGATGTTCAGCAATATCATTCTTTTTCATCTCTGAAAAAGGTGAGCAACTAAACTTGTTATAGTTCTCAAATCTTTTAGTGTGTTCTAAAAGAGTATCAAGATCTATACCTTTCTGCCACGGTTTCATTTGGGATTCGTTTTGATTGCTCGACTTTTTTGTTGAGGACTTCATCAACATGTTTTTTCAATTCTTTTAATTGTAAAATATTCATAGATTCTAAATGAACCCTTGTCCATGTCATCATGTCATTTCTTTCGCTTGTCTTCGTGCCTTTCTGATATATATTTTTCTTCGTTTTTTAGCCTGCGACATGTGCATTGGTTTTGCTCTATCAAAGAAAGTATAACCATTTAGATGATCATACTCATGAAGTATAATTCTAGCAGAAAGATCAATAAAACTTCCTGAAAATTCATTACCTTCTTTATCTTTCCAATTGATTGTGACACCTTGCGGTCGTGCAACTTTTGGAAAAAGACCGAACCATGTAAGACATCCTTCTTTTGCAAGATATTTTTCTTCTGTTGCCGACACAACTTTTGGATTAAACATCACCATCGGTTGCTCTTCATGCACCATCGCAAATGCTCTTGCGTTGATACCAATTTGATTTGCAGACAATCCAAGACCACGATAAAAATCCATGCAGTTTATCAACGTATCTTCAAGTTTTTCTGCATCATCTTTATCAAAGTTAAACTCATCAAGTTTAGTTGTGATTAGTTCATGATCTTCTGCAACAAGAGGAAGAATTTCTACTTTGTTTTCAGTCATACTATCCTACTAAAGTTTTTATGTTTCTCAAATTTAATCATGTTCTTGAACTTATCATAGAGAACTTCACCTTTATGACTTATTACAAAAACATTCGATTCATTACCAAGCGAATGAAGTATTTTAAGAAAATCACTTGTACCATCTTCGTCAAGCGAACTATCAAACACTTCATCAAGAATGAGTAGATTTGTACTCATACTATTTTTCAACTTGGCGATTGCTCTCCATGTGAAAAGCAAGGCCAAGTCGATTCTCATTTTCTCACCTTCACTAAATGATGCGTAGGTGAATTCATCACGAAATCTAGATTTAATTGTCTCGTTAAAATTCTCATCGAGATTGAACGATACATAAAAATCCATTGACGCCAAATACTTGTTTATCAATTTATTCATGATAGGCAAGTATTTCTTTATGATAGTTGTTTTGATGCCACCGTCTTTGAGTAACACACTCGCAACATCATATATTGAAGACATGTTACTATATTGCTCTTTCAATGTCAAGAGATTTTTTTGATCAGACTTTAATTTTTTGAGTTTCTTTGATGCATCTGCGACATCCGCACCATTCTCGTTTAATGTCTGTATCTCTTCATTTACCTTTTGTATGTACTGATTGATTGCAGAAATAGATGCATTATGTTTTGTAATCTCACTCTGAAAATTTGTAATAGATTTTTGTGTTTCGGTCATCTCTTGAATTGATTTAATTGACAATTGCAATTCTTCAGCAATTTTAATTACCGCTTCATCAAGTTCTGTTTTCTTTTTCTGCTTCTCTGATATTTCACATTCTCTATGGTCTTCATCAATCGTCTGTTTGCAAACTGGACAATCTGTATTTTGACGATAAAACTCTATTTCTTTTTCTACCTTTTTGAGATTCTTACTTATCTCATCTTCATACTTTTCTAATTTTTTCTGCTTGTTTTGTTGCTGGTCGAAATTTTCGACCAGTTTATTCAGTCCTTCAATACGAGTTTCGATATCTGAAATCTGTAAATTGTATGATGCAATATCTTCTTTTGACTTGTCTATTTTACTCTGATTTGCAGAAATCAATTGTTCATTATTCTGCTTCATCTTTGAGATATAATCTTCTTGTAATTCTACTGCATTTTCGGTCTTTGACATCTCAAGTTCGTTAAGATTTGCTTCTTGTTTTAGATCAGATATTTTATTTTTAAGAAGTAAATTCATAGTAGAAAATACCTCAATGTCAAGTAAGTCTTCGATAATTACTCGGCGATCATTTGATTTCAATTGCATGAAAGGAACAAATGATGAACTACCGAGTATTACAATTTGTGTGAATGACTTATAGTTGAGTTTGAGAATATTCTTTTCAAGATGTTCTTGGTAGTCTCTGGCTTTTGAATCTTGATTTATCATCACACCATCAACTTCAATCTCAAAAAGATTTGGCTTGATACCTCTACGAACAAGAAAATGTTTTTTACCGATAGAAAATTCTACTTCAGTAAGAGCATTCTGCTCGTTAATAGAATTTATGAGTTGTGGTTTTTTTATGTTACGAAATGCTTTACCGAAAAGACTAAATGTAAGTGCATCAAGTATTGTAGATTTACCAGAACCGTTTTCACCAACAATCAAAGTTGTTGGATTTCTTTTTAAATCAACTTCAGTCATGACTTGACCTGTTGATAAAAAGTTCTTCCAACGAACCTTATTAAAGTTTATCATAATTTGATTTCAGTATTGAAATAATTTCTTGAGATTTAGAAAATACGTGTGCGTGTGCTATATCTCGGTTGTGCATGAACCTTACTTGCTTACATAATTCATATTCTTCTTCAAGAACTTTTAATTCATCAAGTTTGTCTTTCAGTAAGGAGTTGAGGTTTGTCTCCATTCTCAAATTGGTACTCCGTATCTTTCAATTTATCTTTTATCACATCAATAATATGAGTATTGAGTGTTACGTTTCTCTCATGTGCTTGCATGGCAAGTTTTAAGAATACATCATCAGATATATCTAATTCAATAGATTTCATTTCTTCAGGCTGTGATTTCATAATCCAATGCTTCATTGTAAAGTGTTCTTATAAGATTGTCAAGTTCTTTTTTATTCTTCTGAATGTTCAATGTGTCTATGTAGTTACTCAATATGGTCAAAGTATCTTCAGCCTCATCGACTACAGATTCATCATCCTCAAATTCAAGATCGACATTCTCAACCACAGAGACATCTGCGACATCCGCTTTGTATAACTCATCGAGCATTGTATCAAACCAATACGGATTGTTCTTTTCAGTAACAATAACTTTAACGATTGTTCCTGTGTATATACTATAATCTCTTTCTTTAATAGTCTCAAACGTTTCTTTGCTATCATCGTAATAAACCTTATAAAACATATGATACGGATTTTGTATGAATTCTAGTTCTCTTGTATCCGTATCGAACACATGAAAACCTCTCGCATCACCAAAATCAGACCAAGTTATTTCATAAGGATTACCAAGATATGTGATACCACCTTGTGTAGATTTGTGATGAAAATGCCCACTAAAAACCAAATCAAATTTAGAGAACATGTCTGCACCAAAACCTACATCACATATTTGACCACGATGCATCTCAAAACCATTGATTTCAAGATGACCCATCATAATTTGTGCAGAAGAATTATTGATTGCATCCATGCATTCTGTATAATTATCTGAATTAATCCACGGCATCATGAGAATTTTAGTACCGTCAAACTCTTGCTCTCTTGGGCTTGCGTAAATCCACGGCTCAAGAATATGATCTGAGGTACTAAAAAGTTCTGTAAGTGAATTGACCTGATTTGTATTTTTGTAGTAGATATCGTGATTGCCGACAATCATATGTGTATCAACATTCATCTCCCACAATCGTTCTACAAAGTTTTCTCTCAAATCATTTGCGGTCTTAAAGTTAATGTATTTTCTTCTATCAACAACATCACCTAAATGTATGCATGTTTTAATATTATGGTCATCAATATAAGGAAAAAATACATTGTCATAAAACTTCGAGAAATAGTCTGCAAAGATTACACTATCGTTTCTCGCACCCCAATGTGTATCCGTAATAAGTGCTATTTTCATATAGAGTATATACCTGCGTATTCTGGTACGGTTTTCTTTTTTCTTTTAGCGGCCTTCTTTTCTTCAAACTCTGCGATAAATTCACCAATCATTATTCTCATGTCGTTTGAAGCAACCTCTGTCATGAGATTACCTGAAGTATCATGTCTCTCATGCTCAACATTATCTTCAAGATAGTGCATTCGCTCCATCTCTTTATACTTTACATACAAATGCTTTTTTTCTTTTTGTATTCTACGAATAAAAGCATAGTAAATTATCTGTGTAAAATATGCAAAAGGATTTTGTGATTTATCTGGATTAAAATTATGTACATATTGCAAACAATTTTCTATGCCATCAGATATCATATCATCTTTAAAAACATAATTAATAAAATTTGGTCTATAAGATAATCTTTGTGCAATCAGAAGAAAACACTCACCAATATAATCAGGTAGTGGTGGCTTCTCTTCACCATTTTTTTCTGCAAGTTCAATATCTGTCCTATATTTAATTAAGGCTTCTAAAAAATCTGCATTATTTACATAGTGCTTTGTTTTGGCCATTAGTGACTCCTTTCATTGTCGTATATTATAACATATTATATGAAAAAGTCAAGGGCTTGACAAATGCTTGACAATGTGTTATTATAGGTATGTCCCGTTTGAGATAACTAATTTAAAAGTACATTAGGTGTTTCAGTATCTTCAAATTCTATTACATCTTCCATTTTTGTGTGATGTTCTAATCCATTCTTATACATTTTCACATATTCGTCATTCAAGTTTGCCATAGTTACGATTGATTTTGCTTGTAATGGCACTTCTTCATCATCTGAGAACGGTATCCACGGCATAAACCCAAAATGTACGTGATTATCATCTTCTTTCATTGTAAGTTTTAAAGGTTGTTTTAATTTGAAAAATCCTGTTTTTTCTTTAGGAGAATGCAATTGTGTGAAGATGTGATCTCCGTTTGTAAGATGAATATATTTATATCTACTCATATCATTCTCCGATTGGTATTGTAAGAATTTTGTATTCGAATTGCTCTTCATTGTATATCTTAATACGTTCAATGAAATGGTTAAGAGTGTAGTTTTTATGAGACTTGTAAGATAGATCATCGGCAACATCATATAATATCGCAACATCTTTCTGTTCATTCTTTCTCAATCCTCTTCCTATGCTTTGCAGATTTCTTATACGAGATTTAGATGGGGAAGCAAAAATGACATTATGAAGATTAGTGATATTGATGCCAGTAGAAAAAGTGCCGTAACTCGCAACGATGATGGCATTTGACTCGGACTCAACGATTCCTCGAATTTGCTCTCGGTCATTTGTGTCGGTTCCTCCATAGACGAAAAAGACTGGTCGTTCATTTGTTTTATCCTTTATCAAATCATATAAAATTCTACCGTGTCTCTCAACCAGTTGAAATAATATCAACGTATTAGTATTTAGACTCAATGCTAAATTGCGTATAAAGTTATTTCTCTTTTCATTCGATACAAGAAAATCTATTTCTTCTTGATAGTTTGCGCCTTTAAGTGCTTTACATATTTCATCTGAATATTGCAAGACCAATGCTTTAATCTCAAACTGTGATAGTGTCTTGTTGTCTATCAATTTCTTTGTTGTTGTGACTTTATAAACAGGTCCAAACAATCCTTCTAACGCAAGGCGGTGTGTTTGCGTGCCATCAAGTGTTCCAGTTGTACCAAAACGATATCTGGTATTGACTGTTTTCTCCATAATTGCAGTCAGAGATTTTGCCTTAAACTGATGTGCTTCGTCACCTATAATTACATCAAAGTCTGAAAAATAATTGAGTGGCATTTTGTAGAGTGATTGCCAAGTTGATATGAATATAGGTTTGTCAGATACTTTGTCGTGACCAGAATAAATCATGTGTGTATTCTCTGCAACTTGCCAACGATCTTTCTTTGCATAGTCTGCAAAATCAGAATTCATCTGTGCCACGAGAGATGTAGTAGGTACTATAACAATTGCCTTGAAATTTGTCAATCTCATTTGATAGTGTCGTAGCAACAAATATATGATAAGTGATTTGCCAGATGCGGTCGGTGAGAGCAACAACGCACGTTCATTATTGATTGAGTGTAGAAATGCATCTCTCTGATAGTCTCGTGGTTCTATTTCAAGATTGAGAGAACGCACAAGTCTTTCATAGTCGTTCTCATTATAACCATTTACGTTTTTTGGGTTTGTTTTGTAGTCTATTTTATATTCACGTTCTGAAGCGAACTTCTCAACATAGTCTATGAGACCACTGTATAGATATTTGTTTTGTAGATTGTAAAGTCGTATTTTACCATCCCATATCTTGTTTCGATACGATGGCATGAAACGATATCCTGGAACAAAGAATGTGAAAAAATCACTTAGTTCTCTTGCGAGTCCAGGTTCGGCCTGCACCGTCATGAACACCTCATTCTTTTTGTCTATAAGCAGTGTATCATGTTCGTATAGCATTATG